GACCGGGGTTGCCCTGGCCGGGTTTTGGTTGCTGTGCCATCGATTGTTCTCCTCTCGATGTGGCCCCCGCCACTTTGATCAAACGTTCTTCAAGAGTGGTTGTTCACGGACCGGTGAACGTACGGTTCCGGCTCGGTGACGCGGGTGACAATGCGCTGCCGGTGAAGAGCTTTTTCGATGCGGTCGATGCGCTGATGGGCGCCGATCACACCACCGAGAAGGATCGCCAGCACGGTCGCCGCCAGCAGCCACAGGATCGCGACGACGACGATCACGACAGCGGCCCCATCGGCATCGGCCCGCCGCCATTCATCTGCGGTGGACCGCCCGAGGGCGGCCCCGCATTGGGCGGGCCAGCCCCCGGTGGCCCAGCGCCAGCGGGTGCGGCACCGCCTGGCGGAGGCATCATCGGCGGTGGCGGCGCCATCGCCAGCGCCGCCAATTGATCTTGGAAGCCGTCGATCAAATCGACGACACCGCGGGAGTTGCGCAGCGGATGGAGCATCATCTTGATGAGCTCCAAGGTGAACTGCATGATCATCGGCGGGGGGAGAACGCCGGTCATCAGCAGGCCCTGGGCGCCCTGCAGGATGCCCTGCATCGCCATCAGCATCTTGGCGTTGCTTTCTTGCTCCATCTGCTCGTCGATCTGCACGGTGGAGTCGGTCTCGATGTCGATCGAGCAAACCCGCTGGAAGTCGTCCCGCAGAATGGCTTCCACCGCCGGGGTGACCTCCTCGCTGGTCATTCGGGTCAAGGTGGCGGCGTCGAAATTCTTGGCGATGATCTCAGCTTTCATGCGGAGAAGATCGAGGGCGAAGTTGGCGCACACCATCTTCTGGCCGTCGAGGCGATTGGTGCCCATGGTGCCTTTGATGCGCTGCGCGGTGGCGGTCTCGTAAGGGTTGGAATTGCCGCGCATGATGTCGGAAATGCCCATCACCTCGTAGATCGCCCCCTTGACCTGCTCGCGGTCGACATAGAGCTCCTTCAAGGCGTTGGCCCATTCGAGGATCGGGACGATCCAAATGTGATTTTGCAGGCCGCCGTTGATCAGATCGACGCCGTCGATCGGCAGCATCTTGCCGTCGTCGGCCAGCAGCAATTGGGCGATGTCGCGGTTGGCGGCGTTGTAGCCGCCGCGGACCTTGATCTTCTTGGTTAGGTCGGAGATCCGCTTGGAGGTCTCGTCGAGGTCGGTGGCGAGGTGTCGATACAAGTCATAATACGGGCGGGGCAGCAGGCTGTCGGTGGTGGTGACAGCAAGTAACGGCTTTGGGATGGGGAAGAAGCCGGCCAGGCCGAGAGCATCAGGGTCCACCCTGAGAACGATCCCACTGACTTCTCGGATGAACCAGATGACTTCTCGCTTGTCACGGTTCCAGATCTCCCAGACCATCGCTTTCTTAATAACATCACCAAGCTTGTCGGAGGTCTTCATCGCCCCACCACCACCAACCGTATTCTTGGCGGCGGCCTCCTCGGTCCACTTGAGCACGTCCTCCATGCGGCCTTTGGCCTTCAACCGCTGCAGTTTCTCGCTGTCTTCGAATTCGGAGAGCAGCTGCTTTTCCGTGAACAAATGCCGGAAAGCGATCCATTGGGTGTCGGCGAACTGTCTGACGGGGTCGAAGAGGATGTCCTCCCAGTAAACATACTCGTCGTTGACGGTCTCCCACGCCTTGACCATCTCGGGCTCGGCCGGTGGCACGTCTGGAGCATCCAGCATCGCCATCGGGTTGGGAGCCGGCGGCTCCGGCGCCGGCTGCAGCTGCGGCTTCCAGCGGACGCGGACGACGCCACGTCCAGGCAGCAGCAGGTCTTTCACCGCAGCCTTGACGGCTTCGTGGCTGTCGTTGTCGTCCAGCACGATCGACAGCGCCTTCTCCATCACCGCGGCGGCGGTTTCGGCGTCCTCCTGGGTCGGCATCCCCGGCGGCGGCGCCTTTGGCTGCATCGGCCCGGCGACCAGCGGCTGCGGCTGCGGCGGTCCCGGCTTTTCCGGTGGCGGCGGTGGCGCGGCCTCGGGTGGTGGCGGCGGGGTGGTGTCTTCGGTGGTCACCCTGATGTTGACATCAGGACTTTCCATGGCGCCGCCGGTATTGGGGCCAGGCGGCGGCATTGGTGGCGGCGGTCCCTGTGCCAGCATCTCAGGAGGAGGACCACCGCCGCCGGGCGGGGCTCCAAGGGGTGGTGCTTCCGGCGGCGGGGCTCCTGTGGGCGGACCTTCCATGGGGGTCGGACCTCCCATGGGCGGCAGCCCAGGGAATGGTGGCGGCGGCGGCGGCGGCGGAGGTGGCTCTACCGGCTCGGACTTCCTGACGAAACGGCTCTTGACCACCGGCTTCGGCGGGGTGGCGTAGATGTTCGGCAGCATGACTTCGGTATTTGAGAATAAGACATTGAAAACAATATCTTTATTCAGCGCCTTCTTGCCGGCTTGGGTATAATATCCATCGTTTCTATAGATGCGGATGATCTCACGGCCTCTGGCGCGCCACTCCTTTTCGGCACGCTCGGCGTCGGCGAGGGCCTTCTCCCAAAACTCCCGGTCGACTTCGGCAATCGGGTCGTCCTGCTGGCTGTCGTCTTGGGGAAGATCGACGCGATCCGGTTTGCCGATCTCAGCACTGAGCGGCTGGAAGACCTTGGGGTGCTCGTCGAAGGTTCTAGCCACCAAACAGCTCCTTGGCTTGCTGACGCAGGAGGGCTTGTTTTTGCCGCCGACGCCGCCAGAGGGCCTTGTTGTAACACTGTTTGCTGCAATAGCGGGCCAATGTATTGCCAGCAACGCACTTGGCGTCGCAGACCTGGCAGTGAAAGGCGGTGCGGCGGTGCAGCCGATAGCCGCTGGGGGAACGGGCGGTGAAGCGGTTCTTCCATGGTTCAGCCACTCGGATAGCCTCTGACGTAGGGGATCGAGATGCCGCGGGGGTCGACGGTGTATCTGAGGCCGCAGGTCGAATGGCGGATCTTGCGGTCGGGCGGACGGTCTGGGTTGATGACCTTGCGGGCGCCCTTGAGGCGGGCTTCCCAGAGCTCCAGGTTGGAATTGTTGGGCTTCTCAGGGAAGCTGAAGGGGCTCATCAATCCAGATCCTTGAGGCGGAAAGCGTTGGCGACCAAGAACGGATTGTCTTGGTTGGCCTCGTGGAAGTGGGTCTGCCTGAACGGACGCGACATGCAAGCATATCTGACCTCATCGACGGCGTGATCTTCGGCTGAGGTGTCGAGGTCTTCTGGATTGACCTCCGAATGCTGCATCATCGGCAGCGTCCTCAGAATAGCATGGCAATCCTCGGTGAAAAAGATCATCGGCTGGCCGTCGTCGTTGCCTCTGAGACGGAACCTGAGCTGATCCCAGCCGCCGAACCGCTTGGCGATGCTAAGGCGGGCGTTGTCGGCACGGCGGAAGTAGACACCTCTGCGGGCGAGGGTTTCGGCGATGCTTGGGCCGCTGATGACGGCGAAGGCGGCTGGGTCCAGCACCCCGTAGGCGATCTGTTCGCCGAGCTCGCGTTGGCGGATGCCGGCAGCGACGGTCTCGGCGGGGATCTTCAGGCCTTCATTGGGGCCTTTGCTGCCGTACCACTCGCGGTAGCGGACGATGGCGTCTCTGGGGAGGAGCTTGCCGTCGAGGGGGTGGTCGTCCTGGACCACGGCCCACCAACCGATGGAAAAAGGTCGTGCCGAGCCCCAGTCCATGGAGCGGAAACGGGTCCAATCGCGGGGGATGGTGAACTTGGGGAGGACGTGCTTGGCCTTTGAAAACTCAGGGAAAAAGGCGCCTTCGACGACATCCCAGTCGCCCTCCAGCCAGGCTCTGACGAGCTCTGGGGAGCCGGAGGCGCGCAATCGATTGACGTAGTTGGGGTCGTTGTGGAGGAGGGCAGGGTTGTCGGTGACCTTGGCGGCGATGAAGACGCGGGAGAGGCCGGTGTCTGGATCTTTGTAGGGTCGATTGGGGCCAAGATTGATGACCCACTGCTTGACCCATTGGTGACCGGGGCCGCCGGGATTACAGGTGGCGCGGAACTGGCACTTGATGCCCTGCTTGGCGGATCTGAGCGTCGCCATCAGCTTGAAGATCGGCCGACTATCGGCGTACTGGGTGAGCTCCTCGACATAGACACGGGTCAGTGACCAACCCTGGTAATTCTGAGCATCGCTGTCGCTTTCCAAGTAAGCCATATGTAGAACGGCACCGTTGTGGAAGCGGAAGAACTTCTTCTGCTCGTTCCAGGTGGCGGCGTTGCCATACATGATCAGCGCGGTGTCGATGGTGTCCTTCAGGTCTTCTCGCGTCTTTCTGACCATAAGGCCTCTGGCGTGTTGACCGTGGGCTTCGGCGTGCAGCCAGAACTCGCCCAGAGTGGCATAGCTCTTGCCACCGCCACGGGCGCCGCCGTAGACGACGATGTCGAAGGGGGCTCGGAGGAAGGCCACCTGTGGTCCCGGCTGGGGGCGAAAACCGATCTGGACCTGTCGCTCTGCCAATGCACTCATAGGTTGCACTCCTCAGAAAAGCAATTTTTTGGATTTTTTTTCAGAACAGGCCCCCACGGAATGGGTGGGACACCCCCCTACCCCCCTACAACCGCGACGTGTACCCACTTTTCGGGTAAGCCCCACCGTCTCTTGGTCAATCGATTGACCAAAACAGCCGCTTGTCTATACTGTCACGCTATACTCTAGACTACTTGTCGTCTACTCCGAATACATCAGCTATACTATCTTCATTACTATTGGTTACTACGTCTATTACTGTACCAAAATCCTGCAGCCATTGCAGCTCAGTCATCTGATCAGGGCCGCTGATGGCTGTTGTAGGTCGCCTGATTAAAGCATCCACTTGATGCTTCTCTACCAGCATACCGTGTATCTTCGCCACTCCCATGAGCGCGGCAGAGGCTGCGCCATGTTGCTTGTCGCGGCGAGCTTCTGCAGCAATTTCAAGGAGTTGCGAGCTCACGAAGTCGGCCGTGATACGTGTCGCGGCGCGTGCCACGACGGTCTTTTGCGCTTCGAGCTCACCCTTGCGAGTTAACACTTTGCTGTTCTTTAACAAGCGGCTAGCGGCCGCCGGAACACTGACTGCCTTACAGGTAGGATAGGCCTGGGCGTAGGCTTGTGTCGCGCTAAGGCCTTGCTCCACTAGCAGGATCAGAAACATCTCCTGAGCGGGCTTTAAAACCGTGATGGTGGGCGTTCGCGACATCTCAGCCGCGAACGGT